GGTATTACTATTGATAACAAATTTGTGCTATTCATCGTTGACCCAGTTGACCAAATCGTTGACCAGGTAAGAGAGATGGACAGTGGAATACAAGTAGCATCAAGTAAAATAGTAGGTGTATAATGAATTGGGTAAAAGATATTCAAGACATGCAATACAAGTATGGTGTAAAGAAATGGATGCACGATAATCAAGATGATGCAGAAAAGCTACGCAGCTATTTAGAATTCAGGATTAAATTCATAAGAGAAGAACTTATGGAAACTGAAGCAGCATTAACTAACGACGATGCAGAAGAAATTGTCGATGGTCTTATCGATATTTGTGTAGTTGCTATTGGTACTCTTGACGCATTTGGCGTTGACCCATACAAAGCTTGGGATGAAGTACTTAAAGCAAACTTAAATAAAACAGTAGGAGTAAAACCTGAAAGACCCAATCCACTAGGATTGCCGGACCTAATCAAACCAGAAGGTTGGGAAGGTCCAAGTCATGAAGGAAATCATGGTAAGTTTAACAATATTCGATAGTATATACGACAACAAAACAGATAAGCGTATGGATTACAATAGTTTCGACGAGTTCGAGGCTATTCTCTATAAGCTTTCTGAGTCGACTAAATATCCTACAAAGAAAGATGCTCCGCTTTTAAGTCCTGCAATATATCAAACTGGTACTACTCGTGCAAATGATAATGTTGTAGGTTGGGCTGGCTTTGGTATTCTTGATATTGATGATTATAGCGGTGATATGAAAGATATTGAATCAAAGTATGATAAGTATCGTTATGTATGTTATTCAACAGCATCATCTACAGTTGAGTCGCCAAAGTTTAGACTTGTCTTTCCATTAACTGATGTCGTTAACAAAGAAGACATTAAGCATTTTTGGTATGCTTTAAACAAAGAGATTGGCGATATTGCTGATGCTCAAACCAAAGACCTAAGCAGAATGTATTATGTTCCTGCTAAATATAAAAACAGTTTTAACTTCATATTCTCTCATGATGGAGATACTATGGACCCACATAAACTTATGGAACAATATCCATACGTTAAACCTAATCAAACAATGTTCGATCGATTTCCTGAAGCAATACAAAAAGCTTTACTTGAAAGAAAAAGAAACGAATTAAACAATACAAATTATACATGGACATCATATCGTGATTGTCCTTTCGTTAATAAGAAACAAGTTGATGAATATAAAGTAATCAATGGAACTGGCTGGTATGCAAAAATGTATCAAATCATGTTAACAACAGCTGGCAATGCTCATAGTAAAGGATATCCAATTACACCAAAAGAAATCGAATATATCTGTAGAGATTTAGATACTGATACAGGTGGTTGGTATAATAAAAGAGATTTAGAAAAAGAAGCTGCACGAGCTATCGAATTCGTGTTTAAAAATAACATATAGGAGTTAATATGACAGAAAGAGAAGTATACCATCAATATCAAAAAGGTAATAGAATGGCAAAGGTATATAAAACAAAACTAGGGTTTGAAGTTGATTTAATTGAAGGCACTGATTTTCATGCAACAAGAAAAGTCCACAATCATTCAGAAAGATATGCTGAGAATACAGCAGAAAATTGGGTAGAAGGTATTATTAATGAATAAAAATACGCACCCGTTTAAAGCATTTTTATATGGCATGGGATTTGGAGCGTTGTTAATGTTTATATTGTTACTACCAGGCCAATTAAAAGCAAGTGATGCTAACAATGATATTTATTGTATGGCTCAAAACATATACTTTGAAGCTGGCAATCAGCCATTAGCTGGAAAAGTTGCAGTAGCTCATGTAGTACTTAATAGATTAGAACATATGAATTATCCAACTTCAATTTGTGGAGTTATATACCAAGCAAAATTAAAACAAAATTGGAAAGGTAATATGGCGCCAATACTGCATCAATGCCAATTTAGTTGGTACTGTGATGGAAAATCTGACGACCCAGTAGATAGTCCAACATGGTTAAAATCTCTACATATTGCGAGAGATGTAATACAAGGAGCTTATCCGGATATTACAGAGGGGTCAACACATTATCATAACGATAGTGTTTATCCTTATTGGGCTGAATCGCTAAATGAAACAGTCTATATTAATAATCACATATTCTACAAATAGGAGAGAAACATGAAAATGATAGGAAACAATGTACTTATCAGTGAAGTACAAAAAGATAATACATCAGCTGGCGGTATTATACTTACCGATACAATTGACAAGGCAAGTAAACCAGGACTAGTTTTAGCTGTAAGTACAGAAGCTCTTGGTCCATTAATGTCAGGTCAAAGAGTATTTTTAGATTGGTCAAAATCAATGCCAGTAAATGTCGATGGAAAGGCTGCTGTTATTATTGATGCGGAACATATAAAAGCAATTATATCAGAAGAATAATTATGGTAACTAAAAAAGAAAAGATGGGTGACATAGGCGAAAAGCTTGTGTTTGAGTATTACAATGGTACACAAAGTACGTATAAGTATGATAGTGAAAAGGATGGAATGATTGGTAAAGAAACTGCAGAAGTTAAGACGCAAAATCGACATCCATTTGGTTATTTTACAGTTAACACTGCTTGGAAAAACCAAGCTAAGAAATGTAAATCTGTTGACCGTCTTTTCTTTGTTGAGTATGATAATTCTCCTGACGCAATGTTATGGGAATGTACTGATAGAGAAGACACTACAATGATAACAACTAAGAATGGCAGAAAAATGGAAGGTTGGCCAATTAGTAAAATGAAACTTATAACAACCTTTCCAGGCAAAGGCGATGAACTACGTAAACATACAAGTAGTAAAATATTTAAAAAATAAACCTTTACATTTATGCCAAAGTATGGTATAATAGATATATTAAATAAATTATGGAGACATTATGAAAGAAAGCTTAAGAGTCCTGCAAGAATGCGCAGAACTACAAACTAAAAAATCTCAAGACTATCAAAGTTCTGAATCAACAGTAGTACAAGCAATGCATTATAGACGTGGCATTGATACGATTCATGATATTATTCTTGGTAAAATGATGAGAGCAACTTCATTGCTTGAATCGGCTGATGACCCAAACTTCGAAAGCATTGAAGATACTTACAAAGACATGATTAACTATTGTTCTTTTGCAGTTGCTTATGCTCGTGGTAAAATGGAAGGTCAAGACCCACAAAGAGATATGTTTAATAACAAGGTGACAAATGTATCAAGTGAATAGTACAGCAGATATTGCAGAAGTATTTAAGAAACATCTTAAAGCTGGTAACTTTGTTAAAGACAAAACTGGTGTAAATACTATAGAAGTTATTGGTGCTTCTTTTGTTGCTGATAAACCAGCAATATTTGGTACGCCAAATCAAGATTATATTCAAGCCGAACTAGATTGGTATGAATCATGTTCTACTAATATAACAGATATCTATCCTGAAGGAGATAAAGAACCACCTCAAGCTTGGCAGTATACTGCTAATGTTCATGGTGAAATCAATTCTAATTATGGTCATCTTATATTCAGTAAAACATACCATAGACAATACAATCAAGTTCTTAAAGAATTAAGCGAGGTTAATCCAGATTCTCGTAGAGCATCAATGATATATCAAAGACCAAGTATATGGCGTGAATATAAAGAAAATGGTAAGAATGATTTTATCTGTACTAATGCAGTGACTTATTATATTCGTGACGGATACTTACACGCTGCAGTTCAAATGAGAAGCAATGATGTAATGTTTGGATATAGAAATGATTATGCTTGGCAAAGATATGTACAAGAAAAACTACAAAAAGATTTATATTTCAGTGGTGTTCATATCGAACTTGGTCATATGTATTGGCAAGTACAAAACCTTCATGTTTATGAGAGGCATTTCGATCTTGTTAAGTAAGTGGGATAAAAGATTTCTTGATATAGCTAAATCTGTATCAACCTGGAGTAAAGACCCAAGTAGAAAAATTGGAGCTATCGCTGTAAGAAATAGAAAAATATTGTCTACAGGATATAATGGGTTTCCTAAAGGTATAGAAGATACTGAAGAAAGATACAATAAGAGAGAAATTAAGTATCAATATGTTGTACATGCTGAAATGAACTGTATATATAATGCAGCAGAAAATGGTATATCATTAAAAGATTCTACATTATACATTTATGGTTTACCAGTATGTGGAGATTGTTCGTTAGGAATAATACAAGCAGGAGTATTAAGAGTTGTTGCAGTCTCTCAAGCTACTCCAGATAGATGGAAAACTGCAATAGGCAAAACAGATGAAATATTTAAAGAGGCAGGAGTAGAATATGAATTCACAGAAGTTTGACGAAAAAGAACTACAAAATTCAAAGCGTATATTTAAGAGTGCAACTCCTAAGTATACAATTGATTGGTATATTAAATGGGTAGCATCAGCTATTCTTTTAATTGCTATGGCAAGCAGGTCTAATCCTGAACTTGCTCTCTATGACCAAACGTTTTCCTTAGTTGGAACATTCGGTTGGTTAATAGTAGCTCTTATCTGGAAAGATAGAGCATTGATAATTTTAAACACAGCAGCAGTCATTATCCTCGGAAGTGGTCTGATAAGTGTTATAACTAATAGTATATAGTGAGCTACTCTGGTACGCCAGTCAAATTTCTCACTCAAATAAACTGATATAAGGAGAATAATATGTCAAAAATAAAAGCCGGAATCATCGGCGTTGGAAGTTGCGCAAAATCTTTAGTAGAAGGAGTGCAATATTATAATGAAAATCCTGAAGACAAAATAGGTCTAATGTACGAAGATATCGGAGGATATTCAGTACATGACATCGAGTTTGTTATAGGATTTGATATCGATAAAAGAAAAGTAAATAAGAAACTAGCAAGAGCTTTAAGAGCTCAGCCTAATTGCGCTATGGACCATGTCGATAAAATTACTACTACATCAAATAGTTCATGCGTAGATAAAGATGCAATGGTCTATTCAGCTCCAGAAATGGACGGAATAGCTCCACACATGCACGATTATCCAGATGAAGTTACGTTTGTAAATGGAGCTGTACCAGCAGAATCTTTTGAAAGGTCTGTTGAATTATTACAGTATCATGATGTAGATGTATTAATTAACTATTTGCCTGTAGGTTCAGAAGAAGCTTCTAAATACTGGATTGATGTTGCTTTAGAAGCAGGAATACATTTCGTAAATTGTATACCAACATTAATCTCAACAGAAGATGCTATGGTAACTGAACAAAGATTCATAGATGCAGGACTAACAATTGTTGGTTCAGATATGAGGTCAGCCTGGGGAGCTGCAAGAATGTCAGAAGTTCTACAAGGTGCTATGTTAGATTCAGGTCTAATGGTAACACAACATATTCAAATGAATATGGCTGCTGGTTCTACACAAGGACAAGAGCATATAAGAACAGGAAGAACAGCAAATACTGATTTTCTTAATATGGCAAAACAATATAGATTACATAACAAACATGTATCAAAAGAAAATGTTTTAAAAGGACAGAACAGTGTAAGAGGAGAATCAACTGCAGGTATGACATTATTTGCTGGACCATCTCTTACTGTTCAACAAAAACCAGGTGGAGATTATATCTCGTCTGATAATAAAATAGCAAACTTTGATATGGTTGCTTATGGATTTGCAGGCGCAAGATATGAAATGTCAGCTAGACTTTCAGTTCAGGACTCTCCAAACTCTGGTGGAGTTGTTGTTTCAGCAATTAGATTTTGTAAGGTAGCTTCAGAGATGGGCATTGTAGGATATTTAAGAGGACCATCAGCATGGACTCAAAAGACTCCTCCATTACAGCTCAAAACTCAAGATGCCAAATTTGAATGTGATGCTTTAGCTAGGAGAGTATTGACAGATATAACTACTCCTCAGCTCAAAGAAAATAGACCGAAGGCAAAAAATCTGCCTCACACCTTCCAAGATGCGAAGAACGATTATGAAAATTAATTCGTTTGATATCGACGGAGTAATCTATTTTGGTGAAGGCACCACAGGCGTAAGACCCGGTAAAGATGACATCATCATTACTGGGCGGCCTTTCACTGATAGAGAAGCTACTGTAAAAATGCTAGAGTCAAGAGGTATATACAATACTCTTTATATGAATCCTTTAAAAAGAAAATTGCCTAATCCTAATGTCACGCATGGAATAAAAGATAATCCATTGTATGGAAGAAAAGCATCAGGCATCTTTAAAGGTCAAATGATTAATATGTTAAAAGACTTAGGAGTAGAAATAGAAATGCATTTTGAAGATGACCCAATTCAAATTAAAGAAATCAAAAAAAGATGTCCTAATATTTCTATTGTACATTTAAAAAGAGATAACGAGGAACGTGTCAAGTACTAAATATAATTACGACTGGTCGAATTACGATAAAGAACTCATGAAAGAGTTCAATTGGTTTCTATATAAAGTAAACCAAAGGTCAGCAATTCAACTTGGTTATAGCGATGAACAATACGAATCAGTAAATCGTCATGGCAAAAATGATTTTGGACTTGGAGAAGACGTAGAGTATTTTCATCCAACAATTACATTAGATGACCGTATGAGATTCATAGGTCAAGAGATTGCAAGTTTAGATACGTCAATAATGAATATTGTTGGCAATACTTTTATATCTCATTTCTATGGAGGAAGAGGAGTTCATTTTCTTGCTTCAGGAGAAGACAATGTCTTTGTTGATTTCGATAAGATAGCTGATAATGACCAAGAGTATATTCAATTTGTTCGTAATAATTTAGATAAAGCTATTCAAAACAAGCAACCAATTTGGGGAACAACAGAGTTGCATACATCTATTCAAACATCGGCTAGAAACTTTTGTCGTCAAAAATACAATGACAAAGATAGAAAGTTTCATGCAGTTGATGTTTGTGAATGGGTATCTTCGTTTAGAGATACTGGATTCTTAGAAAGAATGCAACAATGTAATCATATGTCAGAAATATATACTCTCTTAAGAGAACAGCCTGGCATAGGACATTACTATGGATTTCACGGAGCTGCTTCATCATCTGTATTACCACAAATGAAGTATCATCATGACCAAAGATTTGTTTCGCCTGGACCAGGAGCAGTATATACAATACAACTTATGTGGCCAGATGCTCCAAAGAAATTATATGATGAAGCAATATACTACATGAGAGAAAATTCAGATGAAATAGGATTAACAAAGAATGTCGTATTTCATCCTAAAGCTTTTAATATAAATAAGAAGGACGGTACAAAATTGTTTCAATACGAACAAGATTCTCTTAAATACTACGGAACTGAAGTGTTGTCATGTCAGTTTGGTGTATACCTACAGATAAGAGAAGATGAACGAGCATGCGCGCGTAGACGTGTAGCACGAGTACAGAAGACGAATAATCTTACTGAATTCTTTGAATAAAAACGTTTACATTTGTGCCAAAGTATGGTATAATATATCTAATGAAAAATATAATTAATTGTCCATTTATTCCTATAGCCAAAAGGCCAGGCTCTCATAGAGGAGCTGCAGGAGTAATGTATGGCGATATGATAAAGGAGAAATATGGAAACTGCGATGTCAACTATGGTGGAGAAATTCAAGACCACAATGATTATGATAACCTTTGGGTCTATCACGGCACTGATTGGTCTGGTGGAATTAATATGTTTGGTGGCGTATATGGTTTTCCTTATGTTAAGAACACTGTCAACTTTTCTAAGTTCAAAGGCAGAGTCTTTTCAATTGGAATCGACTTCCCGCCGTATCACGAAATGGTTAAATCAAAACTGGAATCAGCTAAGAAAGAGGTTCAACCGGAATGGCATGAGGTAGACCTTAAAAATCTAGAACGCATGTACAATGAAGCCGAAAGAATTGACTATCCTAATCCAACTAATAAAATAGTTATTGGTGATAGTCATTCCATTTGCATGTATCGACCAGGTTGGACAGTAAACAGTGTTCCATTCAAAACTTTAAATGGAGCTATAAATGATGGATTTGATAAATATATTCCATTTGATTACGAAGAGATAGAATGTTACTTTGGTAATATAGATATAAGACATCACGTAATCAGATTAGGACAAAAGATAGAAGATTTAGCTGATAGGTATATTGAAGAAGCAAATAAATATAATGCAAAGATATATGAGTTGCTTCCAATAGAAGATGTCAGTAGAAGAATACCACAATCAGGATATTATAAAGGACAACCATTTTACGGTTCTTGGTCAGAAAGAAATGATGCAAGAAATAAATTTAACGATTATATAGAGAAAGAATACGGCATCAAAAGATGGACCGGTCATCTCTTTAATAAAGAAGGTAAGCTCGATTTTAAATACATGGAGAAACCACAATCAATACATTTATCCAGAGAGTTCTATCCATATTGGAATGGAATAGAAGCAGCAGGATTAGAGGAGTTTTTTGCATGAGTTATGCGAGTATAGTACCACTTATAGGTGGAGAAACAATAGCAATGGAGAATGTCTTTAAAGAGAAGCCAAAGTATTTTCTTACTTTTGACGGCTTTCAAGATAATGAATCTCACTTAAACAATTATTACAAACATGAGGTCCCATATTTGAACCTCTCAGAGGGAGCGAGTTACACAGAAAAAGTTGATGTGATTAATACAGTGTGCCCATGTGCGGGGCTTAGTTCCCTTAGTCCCTCTGCTTCAAGCACTAATCCAATGAACGAATGGATGTATAAATCAGCTGAATATGTACTTGGTGAAGTACAACCGAAAGTCTTTTGGGGAGAGAATGCTCCAAGGCTTGCAAGTAAGATGGGAGAACCTGTAGTAAAGAGATTACGAAAGATAGCAGAGAAGAATGGTTATACAATGAGTATCTTTAAAACAAAATCTATATTACATGGATTAAGTCAAGTAAGAGATCGCACATTTTACTTCTTTTGGAAAGGAGACGAAGTCCCACTCTTTGAGTACATATATGAACAACCTACAACAATTGCTGATGATATAAGAGCAGTCAAAAGATGTGATAATGACCCAATGAGTCAGATACTTTGCAATGACGCTATCCCATCAGAGAATCCATACTATAAATACGTACTAGAAGTATTAGAAGGTGGAATCACGCATAAAGAGTTTCAAGATAAAATTGAAAAAACTACTAATCCTATGGATTATATAGAAGAAAGAACAACTTATAAAGAAGTTGCAAAATGGATGAGAGAACATGGATATGATAATGTCGCAAAGAAATGTGATAGACAATACCATAAGCTCAAGTCAGGTGGTAACATAATGAGAAAAACTACTGAGATTCCTAAAGATAAAATAGGAGCCTTTGTAGGTCATATGCCAACATGCTTAACACATCCAGACGAAGACCGATATTTAACAGTAAGAGAAGCTTTATCGCTTATGAAGTTACCATTTAACTTTATACTGTTAAATCCTAAAAGGTCGTTGAACCACATATGTCAAAATGTACCAGTGACTACAGCTGAGCATCCTGCTCGAATGGTTCAAAAATATTTAAACAATCAGCTTGAGATGGTAGACACAAAGTTCTTAGTTCAGGATAATAAAAAAAGAACCTATAATTTTGAAAAAAACAGTTTACAACTCACTGATTTTATGGTATAATAGTACTATAGAATTTAATAAAGGAGAACTATGCCAAGTATAGATTTAACACCTAGGAAGAATCGTAATCCTAGAGACAAAAGACCAGCAAAAGAAATGCCTTTTGATGTTGGTCTTAGAAGATTCAAAAAAGCCTGTGATAATGCAGGTATCGTACAAGAGGTACGCAAAAGAGAGTTTTATGAAAAACCTGCAGCCAAAAGAAAAAGAAAAATGGCTGAAGCTGTTTCAAGAAGTCGTAAACAACAAAGAATGCTAGATGCATTTAATAGGCCATCAAAGGCCAGGAGAAGATAATATGTCTATAATGGATAAATTAAAAAAGAATAGTAAAATTAAAGATACATCTATTCTATCTGATTCAGTATTATTTGCTGAAAAAGATATAACTGTCACTAATGTTCCAATGGTTAACGTTGCGCTATCAGGTGATATCGATGGAGGATTAACTTCAGGACTTACAGTTCTTGCTGGCCCTTCAAAACATTTTAAAACTTCATTTGCTTTATTGATGGGTGCAGCCTATCTTAAACAACATGAAGATGCAGTAATGCTATTTTATGATTCAGAGTTTGGTTCACCCCAATCTTATTTCGAATCATTTGGCATTGATACTGAAAGAGTATTGCATACACCAGTCCAAAATGTCGAACAACTTAAGTTCGATTTGGTAGGCCAACTTGAGAATATCGAAAGAGGAGATAAAGTAATTGTTGTTATTGATTCAATTGGAAACTTAGCCTCTAAGAAAGAGTTGGAAGATGCCCTCAACGAAAAGTCAGTCGCTGACATGTCGAGAGCTAAAGCATTAAAGGGACTATTCAGAATGATTACTCCTTATCTAACCATGAAGAATGTTCCTTTACTTGCTGTTAATCATACCTATCAAGAAATTGGATTGTTTCCTAAAGCAGTTGTTTCAGGTGGTACAGGTATCTATTACTCATCAGACAATATATGGATTATTGGAAGACGTCAAGAGAAAAAAGGTACAGAAATACAAGGGTATCATTTTGTAATCAATGTAGAGAAATCAAGGTTTGTAAAAGAAAAATCTAAAGTACCAATCTCAGTAACATGGGAAGGTGGTATTGCTCAATACTCAGGATTACTCGATGTTGCAATGGCTGGTGGATATGTAGTTAAACCAAACGTTGGTTGGTACGCTCCAGTTGATATGAAGACAGGAGAAATACTAGAACCTAAAGTAAGAGAAAAAGATACTCTTAAGAAAAAGTTCTGGGACCCAATCTTTGAAAATACAGACTTTAAAGAATTTGTCAAAACATATTACTCTATTGGACATAGACCAATGGTTGATATTGACCTTGATATTGATACGGAAGAGTAATGTATAACATAAATCAAAATGACTACTCAATTGTAGAGAATGAAACAAGCGCGTTTCAAGGTGTCAAACTTAAGACAGGCACTTGGAAGAATGTTATAGTCATATATGGACAAGTTGG